TTCAGAGTTTGAGGCAAAACATCCTCAACTAGAACCAAGAAAACATAAACCGGATGCTCAAGCGTTAAAAGATGCAAGAGTTCCAGTGAAATTAAAACCTACTGAACAATTAGAAAATGGTGCGGTAAATTCTTTGTTAGCATCTCTTGGTGTAACCAGTGACGACAGAAAAATTACATCTACTTTTAAATCAGCAAATGCAACTCCTCTAGTCAGTGCCTTGACTTTAAGCGTAAGTTTAGGTAATGAATCTGTGAGTGTCAGCTAAAATAGAATTATTTGTAGGAACACCTTGTTATGGTGGCGTGCTTACTGAAGATTATCTTCATGGAGTTTTAGAATTACAAAACTTTTGTTTAGAAAATAAAATAGGTTTAAATATACAAACTCTTGGACAAGAGTCATTAGTAACAAGAGCTAGAAATACTTTAGTTGCTAACTTTTTAGATAATGAAAAGTTTACACATCTATTGTTTATAGATGCAGATATAGGATTTAGTCCAGATAATCTAAAAAGATATTTTGAGTATGACAAAGATGTAATCTGTGCTCCTTATCCAATGAAATTAATTAGTTGGAATATGATGCCAGAGCTAATTAAAAATGAAAAAGACTACAGAAATACATGTCATCCTTATGTTTTAAATTTTGCAAATAAAGGTGAAATAAAAATAGATAAAGGTTTTGCAGAGGTATTAGACGCTGCAACAGGTTTCATGTTAATTAAAAGAGAGTGTTTAATTAAAATGAAAGAAGCATATGAAGATTTAAAATATGTTTCAGACCAAATATTAAATGGAAAAGAATTTAATTCAGAAAACACATATTTGTTTTTTGATACAATGAAAGACGATGACGGAAGATATTTATCAGAAGATTACGCCTTCTCAAGAAGATGGCAAAAAATCGGAGGAAAAATCTACGCAGACATCGGGTCAACACTTACCCATGTCGGGCCGTATAAATACACAGGACACCTCTGGAAACATTTTAACATCGAAAAAAGTTAAGAATGTAGTTGTGCCTGTAAAAGGTTTACAATTTAAAATAACAAAGGGGTAATATGGCAGATGCAGTAGTAAAGCCAATAAAAATGGCAATCGTAAAAAATCCTAAGAAAGGATACATAAGAACACCCTCTCCAGAGGAAATAAAAAAATACGAAGAGCGAGAAGAAAGATTAAAAAAAGAAGGTAAAAAATAATGGCTGATGATGCAACAATTACTTTAAAAGCAACTTTATTACCAGATGAAATAGCAAAGGTAATTAGTGGCTCAATGATTGTAACACCAGATGATGCTAATGATAAATGGTATTATAAACTTACAAGTGTGACCACAACAAGTGCTGATTTAATTGCAGGTAATTTTTTAGATTATACAGCAGTTGACCAAGACACAGCACCAACAGCAGTTGCTACAGCAGACAAAGTAAAATTTTTATTTGTAAAAAATACAAGCACATCTGATGGTATAGTTATATCAATAGATGCAGGAACAGCAGCATTTAATTTAGCAGATGGTATATTTGTTGGGCCAGAGCAATCTTGGTTTGCAAGATTACCAAATGCTACTGTAGCAGACATACACGCAATTAGTGCTGACATTGGTGATGCAGGTGATGCAAGTGCAGAGGTAATTGTAGCAGCACTTATAGATGATGTAGCGTAAGGATAGACATGGCAACAATGACATTTAGCAGTCTTACACAAGACATAAAAGATTGGATGGAAAATGATGGAACAGAGTTTTCTAATGAAACTGCAAATTTTATTTCACTAGCAGAGCAAAGAATAGCTAGAGATGTAGACCCATATGCATTTCATGAATCAGCTAATTCATCTTTTAATGTTGGAGATAGATTTGTAAGTAAGCCTACTGATGCAAGAATTATTTTTCATTTTTTATTAATTAATTCTAGTTCAGAAAGAGTCTTTTTAGAAAAAAGAACTGATGAATTTATTTATGATTATTGGAAAAATTCAGCAACAACTGGAACACCTAAGTATTGGGCAAATTATTCAGACACTGCAATTTTAGTTGCACCAACACCAAGTGCTGCTTTAAGTATTGAAATGACATATTCTAGGAGATTAGCAGAATTGTCTAGCACCAATACAACTAATTGGTTGACTGAAAATGCACAAGATTTACTTTTATATGGTTGTTTAATGGAAGCATCTACATTTACAAAAAGTAGAGAAGACTACGCAATTTATACACAAAGATATAAAGAAGCAGTAGAAGCTGTTAACAATCAAGCAAGAAGAAGAAGAAGAGATGATTTCACAGCACCCGCAAATGTAATGGGTGAAAATTATTTAAAACAAATGAGTACATAGGAGATACACATGGCAATTACGCAAACTTTAACAAACGCTTTTAAACAAGATTGTCTAGATGGAGCACATAATTTAGGAACTAGTGGAGACACAATTAAAATAGCTCTATACACATCAGATGCTACACTTAACGCAACAACAACTGCTTACACTACTTCAAACGAAGTATCTGGCACTGGTTACACAGCAGGTGGAGCAACTTTATCTAGTCAAGCGGTGTCACTAGACACATCTAACAGCGTTGCGTTTTTTGATGCAGCAGACCCAAGTTTTTCTTCGGCTACTATTACTGCAAGAGGAGCTTTAATTTATAACAATAGCAAATCAAATGCAGCCATAGCAGTCTTAGATTTTGGTTCTGATTTTTCATCATCAAATGGAACTTTTCAAATACAGTTTCCAACAGCAGCACACAACACGGCTTTAATTAGGATTAGCTAATGGCTTCGGGCACTGGTGGATGGAACGCAGGTGCGTATGGTGATGACGGATGGAATGATGGTATCCTTCTTTCTGAAACAGGCATAGCTGCTACTTTAGCATTAGGTAGTGAGCAAGCATCTGGGGGTGCAACAATAAATCAAGTTGGTTACGATAATTTGAGATTAAGTGTTGCAGATTTATCTGCTAATATAACAGGCACAGCGACTGTTAACACTGTTACCGGAAGTGCAGGAACAGGAGCTATTGGCACAGCTAAATTATGGTCACTTATAGATACAACATCTGGAGGAGATGAAACATGGACAAGAGGAGTAGCAAATTAAATGTCTAACTATACACAATTAGGTTTTGTAAAACAAACCGATGGAGAAAACATAGGAACATGGGGTGACGTTTTAAACGATTCACTTATTGATTTATTAGATGATGCAATTGGTGGATATGTAGAGGTTAGTGTTGCGTCTGGTAATGTTACTTTAGATTTTGCTGATGGAACAGCAGATAACAATGGTAGACACGCTGTCATAAAATTTACTGGTTCACCGGGAACAACAAGAACAGTTACTTTTCCTAACAAACAAAAAACATATTACATAAACAATGGTTCTGATGGTTCTGTTATTTGCACAGCAGGTTCTGGTGCTCAAACAGTTACAGTTTTAACAGGCAACAAAGACATTATCTATGTAGATGGCAGTGATGAAATACACAGTGTACTAACAAGAACAAGTGTTGTTTTAGGAACTAATACATCTGGAAATATTTTAGTTGCAGATGGTAATCAATTCAATTCAAAAGCAGTAGGAGATTTATCTGCTATAAGTTCAGTTGCTGCTGATGATGTTTTGTTAGCAGTAGATACATCTGGTGGAGGATTAAAAAAAATAACTAGAAGCACATTAGTATCTGGTCTTGCAGCAGGAACGATGAGTGACATATCAGATGATTCTACTCCACAACTAGGTGGCGACCTTGATATGAATGGTAACGACATAGTTACTACTTCTAATGCAAACATAGATTTATTACCTAATGGAACTGGTAAAGTTATCATGGATGGTAACGGAAGTTCTGGTGGTGTATCTGTATCTGATGGATTAATAGATATTAGAACTGGAACAGGTAGTGTTGCTAAAGTTAAATTTTATTGTGAATCGTCTAATGCTCACGCACAAACATTACAAGCAGCACCTCACTCAGAAAGTGCTTCAAACACTTTAACTTTACCAAGCACTGGTGGTGATGCAAAATTAGTTTCAACAAGTTCTACAGCAACATTAACAAATAAAACTCTAACCACACCTGTAATTGCAGAAATTGATAATTCTGGAGATATAACTTTAGATGCAGGTTCAAACATAATATTAGATGCTGATGGTGGAGGTTTTGAGTTTAAAGATGGTGGAACACAAATATTAGGAATAACTAATTCTTCTGGTGACGTTATAATAGGCCCTGTTGTTGATGCAAAAGATTTAATATTTCAACAAAGAGATGGCACTGAAGTAGCAAGAATAGAAGATAATGCATCATTTAATATATCAGCTAGTGGTTCATTTGCAATTAATGGCACGACAGTTACATCTACTGCGGCAGAATTAAATATTCTTGATGGTGTAACTTCTACTGCTACAGAATTAAATGTTATGGATGGAGACACATCAGCAACATCTACAACGTTAGCAGATGCTGATAGATTAGTTACCAATGATGCAGGTACTATGAAACAAGTAGCATTAACAGATTTAAAAACATATTTAACTAGTGCAGGGTTCTCAACTGAAGACCCAACAGCACTAGCAATAGCTTTAGGATAATAGGAGGATAAATGGCTAATACTTTTAAAGTAGTAACAAAAGCAGGTGTTACCAGTGCCGATGATATCTACACTGTTGCCGGTTCTACAACAACTGTAGTTCTTGGTGTCATGGTAGGTAACACAACAACTGGACAGATTACTGCTACAGTTACTTTAAGTTCAAACACCTCTAACAGAGCAGGAGCAAATAACGAAGCCAACCAAGATGTTGAGTTAGTAACCAATGCACCCATCCCTGTTGGCGGTACACTAGAACTGTTAAGCGGAAATAAAGTAGTAATGGAAACCACAGATGTATTAAAATTAACAGCGTCTGGTGCGGCTGACATTTGTGTGTCAATAATGGAGATAACGTAAGATGGCATATGTAGGTACACCTATAGATACCAGAAACCAATTTCAATCTCTTCAAGGTAAGAGGTTTAATGGTGATGGTAGCACAACTGATTTTACATTAGATGTAGCACCTTCTTCAACATTAGACATTGAAGTATTTGTTGGTAATGTACGTCAAGACCCTAACTCAGCATACACTTTATCTGGAACAACACTATCGTTTACTGGTGCACCTCCTAGCGGCACAAACAATATTTATGTTGTTCATCAAGCAAAAGCTGTGGGAACTATTGACCCTCCTGCAACAGAAACTGTAGCAAAAACTTTTAGTGGTGCAGTTAATGTAACAGGTGCTTTTAATTCTGTTGGTATAGATGATAATGGTGATGCAACAACTTTAACAATAGATACATCTGAAAATGTAAATATTGGTGATGCAACTAATAGAGGATTTGGCCCTTTACAACTTGGTAATACATCAGATAGTCACGCTTACATACAAATGCTTGGCTCTGTTTCTGGTCAAATTCATTTTGGAGATGCCACAAGTGGTGATGCAAGAGAAATAGGTGCTATACAATATAGGCACGATGAAGATGCAATGAAACTTAAAACAAGTGGAAACGTAGGTTTACAAATTGATAGTGCAGGTCATGTAACACACCCAATAACTTGTGCCTTTTTAGCACAACAAACTGGTACAGTTTCAAATGAAACAGGAGATAATACAACTTATACAGCCGCTTTTAATTCAGAAATAACAGACAGAAATGCAGACTACAATAATTCAAATGATACCTTTACAGCTCCAGTAACGGGATTATATCTTTTTAATGTCACTGTTGCTTTACTTCAATTAGATTCTACCCATGACCAAATTAAATTTTATATAAATTCTTCTAATAGAAGTAGATTTTTGTATCATGGTCATGGAGGTAATTTAAGAGAACAAAACAATGGTCTTTTTCTTAATTCATCTGCTATTGTTGATATGGATGCAAATGATACGGCTGATATAAAAGTACAGGTTTATGGTGATAATAAAACTATAGATTTAGGAGATAATTCTTATTATGGTGTATACTTGTTAGGATAATGATGAAACAATCAACTTTAAAAGGAGTAAAATAAAATGGCAACACATACTAAAACAGTAAGTCTAACTGACTTACAACAAAAAATACTATCTAACGATTTGTACAACGATACAGATAATGCAGGATTAGATGCTTGGATTCAAAATGCAGTAGATGGTAAAATTAACAACTGTTGGAAAAGATTTCAACAAGAGTGGACTACAAAGTTAATGAATGATGACTCTTTTACTGACCCTATTCCAAGTAATCAAGCAGACTTTGTAGCTTTAGTTACAGCAAGAAGTGATTACAAAAATCGTAAAGCTAGAGATGACGCATAGAGGAGTAACACATGAGTAAAACACAAATACCAACAGGTGGCATAGCAGATGATGCAATTTCCGAAGAGCATATTGATGCTACAGTTATAACTGGTTCTACAGCATTGGCGGCTACACCTGCTGATACTGATGAATTACTTATATCGGATGCAGGAACAATTAAAAGAATAGATTACAGTCATATTAAAGGACAACTTAACACTCCTGCATTTAAGGCGGTTTTAAGCAGTAATCAAAGTATTAGTAATGCTACAGGCACAGTTATAGCTTTTGCTACCGAACAGCTTGACACGGATAGTTGTTATAACACTAGCACATATCGTTTTACTCCAGATGTAGAGGGTGATTATTTCTTTGTTGGTGCAGGTTTAATATATTTTGGAAATGATGCAGGAGAATATGGAGATATTTCTATACAAAAAAATGGAAACAAAGTTATTGGCAATAGAATTTCAGTAGAGGGAAATCAAGGATTAAGCAATTCTTTAATGGTTGTTGGAATAACACATATGAACGGAAGTAGTGATTATGCTGAGTGTGTAGTATATCATGATTATGGTACTACTAAAGAGCTAGATGATAATGAAGATTATACATACTTTATGGGTTTTAGATTAACAGGAACTAGATAAGGAGTGTGTAAATGTTAGATAAAAAAATAATAACATATTTAGGCAGAACACCAAATTTTCAAACAGAAGTAATATTAAGAGATGATGGTGATGGAGTAGCTTATATAAAAGAATGGAATATAACTTCTGAAAAAGCAAAACCTACAGATAGTCAATTAAACGCATTAGCTTCTCAGGCAACAGCTTTAGAAAACAATGCAAAGGTAGATGAAAAAAGAAGAAAAGAATATTTAAGTTGGCAAGAGCAAATGGAAATGATTTACAAAGACCAAAAAAATGGCACAACGACATACAAAGACCACTGTGATAAAGTTCGTAGTGACAACCCAAAGGAGTAAAACATGGCACTAAGTAAAATAGATGTAGCAAATATGTTAACAGGCTCAACTCCTGTTGCTAATGGAGGCACAGGTTTAACATCTGGTACTTCTGGTCAATTTTTAAAATTTACAGGTAGCACTACTTTAGCTAGTGCGGCTGACAACGCAGGTATTACTGAAGCAGATAGTTGGAGAGTCTCTTCAAGTTTTACAGGTGACGCTAACCCTATAGCATCTAACTGGGAAAGAGATGATACAGATTTTGATAAAATAGGAACAGGATTAAGTGAGTCATCTGGTGTTTTTTCATTTCCAAGTACAGGTATCTATTTGATAGAACAAACCTATAGAATGATGTATAATGGGGATAGCCGTTACAACGAGGGAGAAATCCAAATTACGACAAATAATGGTAGTAATTGGAATACAAGAGGAAGTGGCTCAGCTTTTGTACAACAAACATCAGGCAACACAACTTACAATACATTTACAACAAGCTGTATGGTTGATGTTACAGATACATCTAATGTTAAATTTAGAATAATTATTAATGTTGAAGATAATTCAGTTTCTACTGAGTGTAATAGTAATGATAATAGAACTTACTTTACCTGTTTAAGATTGGGAGATACATAAAATGAGAAAAGATGGCAGACCAGACCACATAGAAGATGCATTAATAATGATGCACAATAACCAATGGTTTACATGGACAGACAGTAAAAATAAAATTTATGCTAACTTACGTCTTACAGAAAAAATAGGACTTAATGGTAATCTTGTAGATAATCCAGTTACAGAATTACCAAGTGAATCAGCAGTAAATGCAAAGCTAAAAGAATTACAAGACGCATGGGATGCGGCAAACGGAGGATAGATGGCATATATAGGAAAATCAATAGAGAGTGGCACATTTAGTGTCCTCGATACGTCTGGAAACACTTATAATGGGTCTAACACTACTTTTAATTTAGGCTCACAAGTTGGTTCTCCTGCACAGCTTTTAGTATCACATGATGGGGTTATTCAGAAACCCGGCACGGATTATAGTTTAGCTAGTGGGGGTACACAAATTACATTTAGTACAGCACCTGCAAGTGGTGCTTCTATATTTATTGTAGAAATATCTGGTGCAGTTGGTGGCCCATTAGATTCGGACTTAAATGGTAGTGAATTAATTTTAGATGCTGATGGTGACACATCAATTACTGCCGATACAGATGACCAGATAGATATTAAGATTGCAAATACAGACCATGTTAAACTAACATCATCATCTGGTGATACAGTTATACAACAATCAACAGATGCTAAAGATATTATTATTAAACAATACGATGGTACAGAATTAGTAAACTTTAACGATGGTGCATATTCATCATTTACAAGTGCCGCATTAAATCCAGAAGCGACACTAACAGATGGTGCAACACCTTCTTGGAATGCATTAACTCAACCAGTTGCTAAAATAACAATAGCAGGAAATAGAA